CGCCGGGGTCATAGCCTGGAGGTCGGCGGTTCGAACCCGTTTCCCGCTACAAGATGGAAGTTTCTGCAATGACATTGCAGGCAATAGAAGAAGAGGAAATGTTGAAATCATCAATATACAAACTTTAAAAATCATGGATAGAGAATCACTCAGACCATTAGTAGAAGCACAGTATGGCGAATCACGCATCACAGTGCTCAGTGAAGAGACTATTAACGCAGAGTTGGATGACGCTATCGCAGGAATCACCGAAGACAGCCAAGCCGATGAAGCATTCTGCAAGAGGATTGCCCAGCGTTTGCTCCGCATGAACGGTAATGTTGCAAAGGAAGCAGGCAACCAGATTAACGACTGGAAGAAAAAGCATCCGACGCAGACTTCTCCAAAGCCGAAGCCCAATGAGCATCAGGAAGAGGATGAGGATGACCCGAAACTCAAAGCCTTGAAGGATGAGATTGACGGTCTTAAGAAGTCTCTCAAAGAAAAGGACGAAAAGGCGGCAAATGATGCTGTTATCGCCCAGGTCCGCAACAAGCTTGCTGAGACGTTCAAGGAAGGGAAAATCACCCCTAACTCGTATTTCGTCAACGCTACCATTGCCAAGATTCAGCTCCCGAAACTCGAAGATGGCCAGACTCATGACATTGCCAAGCTGGCAAAGGACGCAGAGGAAGCCTATTACCAAGAGTTGAAGGATGCAGGCATCAAGTTCGAGCGTCCCCGTAAGGGTCAGGAGCATCGTACCGACGGACCCGACAAGGAAGCTATCGCGAAGCGCGAAGAGTTTAAGGCTAAGATGCGTGCTCGCGGCAAGCTCCCTAAGCCCGAAGAGAAGAAATAGCTTTTAGGGCAGACCCTGCGCTGATGCACAGGGCACAGGGGCAAATCCCTGTGAGATTGTTTTCAGGTAACATTATTTATTATTAAAAAGATTCATCATGGACATTTACAACAGAGGAACTGACAACACCATCAGTAAGCGTTCCACCGAAATGCTTGGCGGTAACGTTGAGTGTTGGATTGATGTCAAGAAGATGATTCACTTTGGTCGTAAGCTTGACCTTACCGGCATTGAGGCTGGTACGGTGATTCCTGCTGGTACGATGGTTCACTTCGACAACGAGAGTGACTTTGCCGAGATTATCCATAGCACCGACAACAACACCAAGCTTGACTCTGTGAATGGTCTTACCCGCCACGACGTAAAGGTAGTGGAGGGGACCTACTTTGCCAGTGTTGCCATCGTCATCGAAGGCAAGCTGTGGGGTGATGCCGTAGACGTTCCCGCCCGTGTGGAGAGCCGTCTGTTCCCGAACATCACTTTTGAACGTCTGCGCAAGGATGCCTACAAGGCACTGCTTGGCAGCATCTCATTGAACAAGACCACGGCTACCGTTGCCGCATTGGCTACAACAACGCTGACTGCTACCACCGACCCCGCTGGCGAGACCGTCACTTGGGAATCGAGCGACACCAGTGTGGCCACCGTTTCCAACGGCACCGTTACGGGTGTTGCAGCAGGAACCGCCGTCATTACTGCCAGTTCCACCATTGGCGGTCATGTACGTACTGCTGAGTGTGTAGTAACTGTAACCGCCTAACAAGAAAGGAGCAGATTATGATTAGAGACGCACAATTTTACGATTTCATAGCCCAGGGCCTTGCCTCGATGGGCTACATTGTGAACGGTCAGGTCAGCCTTGACATGTATCTCAACGACATGTTTGCCGAGAAGTGGAACGCCGAGAAGACTTATTCTCAGATGGGCTTCCCTCTTGACTCCGACATCAAGCTGCACCCGACCTACGAGCAGATTGAGGCCACCATCCGTCCTTACACGATGGCCGCCTACGTAGACTACGACTCTGACGGTCCTTCGAAGAGCGTTGACGGTATGATGCTGAAGAGTGGTGAGATTCCCATCTTCAAGCATGAAGTATACCTCGACCGCAAGAAGATCAAGGAGAAGATGGCTCTCACGGATGCCCTTGGTGGCATGAACAACGAGATTGTTGATGCCGTTATGTCCCTGTTCTTCACCGCCACGGATGACCTTATCGGTGGTAACTTCAACACGGTGATGTTCCAGCGCCACCAGATTGTTGGTAACGAAGGTAAGCTCATCATCAACGCCGAGAACAACCCCTACGGTCTGCCCGTTGAGATTGACTTTGGTGTTCCTGCAAAGAACAAGACCACGAGCGTCTGGTTCACGAAGTCGAAGGATGGCACCGTCAGTCAGGATGCTGGCGTAACGAGTGGCAGCACCAAGCCCATCGACGTTGCTAAGAAGATTATCCGCAATGCCGAAGAGAACGACTTTGCCCCCGCCGGACACTGGGAGTGCTCCAAGCGCACAAAGGATGACCTGCTGGCCATGCCGTACTTCCGTCAGATGTATGCTCTTGCCACACGTCCCGACATCACCAGTGATGACACCCGCGTTGCATGGGCTAACACCATCGAGGAAGACACCATCTGGGCCTATATCCAGAGTCGCATTGGTCGCATCGAGGTTATTGATGCTGTTGGCAGCGTCGAGTTCATCAACCCGAAGACCAAGAAAGCTGCCTACAAGAATATCCAGGCCTTCAAGGAAGGTGTGCTGGTGTATGTTCCCAACGGTGACATTGGTAGCGTGCAGAGCGGTAAGCCCATCTTCATCGACTCTGGCAACACCCGCAGCGCATTGTTCGACGGTGGCCGCACTCTGATTCGCGAGATTCGCGACGGTGAGCACATGACCATCAAGACGAAGTCCGAGAGCCAGACCCTGTGTGTGCCCACACAGACCCGCTGGTTCTACTATCTGAACATCATGGATTAATTCATCGTGAGCCTGTATGCGTTGTAGCTGTAAACAATGTGCAAATATTTACACAGTCGGGGAATACCTCTCCGATTGTGTAAACTTTGCCGTTCCCGACGGAGCTGTTACGGCTATTTGCGCAGAGCGTAATATAGAGCCGACGACACGTTACGGCTCTGTGGATCAGCGTGACCGTGACCTGCTCAAGGCTGACCTGTATGTTTGGATTTGCATGAGTCCGAGCAAGGTCAACTCCACTTCCGACTCTGACAACGGATGGAGTCATTCCGAGGGCGGCTATCAGTTGACGGATGAAGACAAAGACCGTATGCTGGCTTACGCCAAGACCATCTATGACAAGTATGGCGAAGAGTTTGACTACGATGACTCTGTAGAGGTGACAGTAAGCAGCTTTGGGATTCAGCCCTGTGACTACAATGAGGCAGGCATCCCACTTCCGCATATTGCAATGCCGTGATGGCATCACGGACAAATGAAGAAGAGCAAGAACGTATGAGGAAGAATGAGGTCAGTAATCCGCGATACCCTCACACTATCAAGATAGTGAGGCGAGAAGTGCCAGACAGGTACTCCGAGGGAGAGCTTGCAGAGCAAATCGTCTATGAGGGTATAGGCCGCAGCTATACAGACACCACGACAACGGGGGACGCTAAAGTTGACAGCAACAAGCGCAAGGCCAGTATTCCAGTTCGCTTTGACGAGTGGGGTAAGCCCGGAGCTTACGCTTCGGGAACTACGGCAGGCCTGATACCAATGTCGGGTGATATTCTGATAGCAGTAAAAGGTAATATCACCGAGGAATGGGAAGTCAAGGATTTCGAGCCCGACAACAACAGGAGCGTTGTCTATGGGGAAATGAACCGAAATGCCAACATGGAGCAGTAATTATGGCGGTACGTAGAAGCAATATCAAGCATGTCTTCGAGAACATTCGCAAGAATGCCTATAACAAGGCTCAGCGTGAGATGGTGAAATCATTGCCGTTTGTCATGTCCGAGATACATGCTTTTGCCCGTGAGAAGATGGGCGAGCTGAAAAAGTCTGACATGACTGGCAACTATATCAACTCCTTTGGCATTGCCATTTACAGAAACGGCGAGTTCATTGCCTGTGCCACCAGCAGCGACATAGAAGGGGAATCACCCATTCAGTTGACGCTTGCAGAAGGTGACAAGTTCCTCAAGGGCCGTCAGCGTTATGATGGCAGCACCCAGGAATACACCTTCAAGGCTACCGAAGGCATGCGTCACATCTTAGCTGATGCAGAAGTGGTGAGGTGGCTCAGAAGGAATGCTCCAAGAGTTCCAAAAGACAAGAACTCTTTAGCGTACAGAGTGGTTACTGTTGTCGATTATGCCAAGATGGTAGGCGGCAATAAGGTTCTCTTGCAGATTGCCGATGACATTGAAAGTCGTGGTGGTGACATCAGAGCGTTTAGGTTTGCATGACTATGATTACTCCAGAGGATATACTTGAGACAATGGATAAGGAATCGCAGACGGTGTGCGAAAAGACGTTCCTACAGGAGCGTCCCAATGCCTCCGACGAGACACTGACAGAGTTTATCGTCGTTTCCCTGCCATACTCTACCGTCAATAAGACTCTTGGTGAGGCTGATGACTGGTGGTTTGACATGACCGTTGTCTTTGAGATATATGTTGCTGACAGGAAAACCCGAAGCAACCCGAAAGAGTTCAACCAGCCTGCAATGAAACGACTGAGAAAGGCATTGATGGAAAAGTTTCCAATCGTCGTACCCAACCAGTTCAAGATAGACTTTCCCCGTACGGTCATTCCTGCATCAAGCGACGGACACGGCTACCACTACACACGCATACAGGCAAAGATGACAACGATGGTGTAGAGTGTTGCGATGACATCACAACCAATAGAAGAAGATTTTTATTAACATTTTAAAGCATATAACTATGAAGACAAAATCTCAGTTAGCAGACAAGTTCAGTGGCCCCAGCTCACTGCTTTACCAGAGTGCAGCACTAACCATTACTGAAGGTCAGGGTGGTACGAAGACTTTCACTGCCGCCCCCGAACTGGACGTTCCCTGTAAGGTTGACTCCCTGAATTTCGAGCAGGGCGAGGCCGACACGGAAGAGTACAACATCATCGGCCTTGCCGGTGCGTGGGTTACCGAGTCCGATCCGGGCGACATCGACCTGGGCTTCCGCGTTCCCTCTATCTCCGAGGACATTCTGACGCTTGCCTTTGGCTCTGATGCCGTCAGCGAAATCGAGGGTACAGTCGACAGCGTGGACTACGAGGGCCTTGCCCTTGTGCTGAAGAACAAGAAGGTGCAGGGCACCTGGATGATTGTCAACAGCCAGAAAGACCGCATCATGGTCCTCAACAACACCGTCCTGTTTGCCAGTCTGGTTCTTGACTCAGACGCGAAGGGCGTTATGGCTGTTGACTTCAACGGTTCCATCGAGAGCGACGGCACGAACCCAGACGTTATCTTCTTGAAGAAGAAGACCTCTTAAACTGGACCTGCCCGAGTAGCAGGAACAGTAGAGAACCGAGTGGCGGGCGGGCATTCCGCTTTGCCACTCTTTTTGTTTAACTCCGCTATGGTATAGCGGACAAAAGAAGAAGAAAGAAAAGAATGGAAGAAGTAAAACAGCCAGAGATAGACGTACAGGAGCTATTGAGCGACTTAACAAGAAACGAGCGTGAGACTGTTAAGGTCAACGGTCGTGTAATCACTATTGGGTGGCTCCACAAAGATACAGAGGCCCGTATAGCCCACCTGATGCTGAAAGAGAAAAATGCTGAGAAGCGTCTGGTAAAATGGTTCTCTCTTGTCAAGCTGGACCGCAAGAGTGGTTTTCTGACGTGGGTACTGAGTTGGCTGGGTTATTGGATTTACTGGCGTTGGCTCTGGTATGTGAAGCGTGAACGTTGTACTGCGTTTCAGATGGAAGTCATCTTGACGAGTAAAAAAAAAAATCAAGGAGCGGTCAGACGCATTAGGTCTGAGTACCGTATTGATGGTAGAGGCAATGGACACGATGATGACGACAGCACGACACGAGCGTGGCCAAGTCGCACATCATGGGGCGGCAACCACTCCGTAGCAGAAAAATTCCCATTCCTGTTTACTCCATTTATGGGTATTATGGAATACGGATGGCGTTTCGGTTATACATCGGCTCAGATAGACTTGATGATTATGGACCAGCCCACCGTAGAATATGGTTCCAATAAAGACAAGACGGGCAAGAAGTCGATGATAGCCACCAAGCAGGAAGAGGACGAAATGAAGGATTTGGTAGAGGCATGGAAGAAAGACCGCAACGGCAAGAGTTATGCAGGAAAGACATTCTCCCTGAATGACTTTTTGAATGGGAAAGTAGAGTAATCATGGTTGCTATGACACAGCAACACACACAACATAAACAGGATAACGACTATGACAAAAAAGTTTTGTTTTTATGGTTCGAAAACCGCAATGTCTTTGACTTTGCG